GTCAGGCTGTCGATTGCCATGTTGCGTTTAATAATCATGTGTTTCTCCTTGCTCGAATGTTTTCGGCACAATGTTTTGGTTCAGTAGCAATATCATCTTGTAATTTGTCACAGATCCTTGCACACGCCTCACGCTCAATCAACACAGCTGCTTTAATGGCATCGCTTTCCCAATGGTAAGGCTGTCCCTTTAGTTTATTCTCCCGCAAGATGCGGTCAAACTCATCGTCTTCGTCTGTATGGATCATATCGGTGCATCCTCATGGTTATCAGGGTTAAATTTAGGGACTCGGTTACCCTTGTCCTTTGGGTTAGGGAATGGTGGGAAAGGCCAGTTCATACCTTCTCCTGCAGTGATATAGGAATGTAAAGACATGCTTTACTCCTGCTGTTCCTTACATCCACAGCCATACCCTTCTTCGTATGGCCAAACCACCTCTTGCAATTCATGCAGCGCCCACTCACCTCCTTGGGCCGGCAGCGCAATATTTCAGATAGCAACATCACTGCGCCTCCTCATACTTACTGCACTCCTCAACCCAAGCAGGATCAAAATCCCACGGCCAATTAAACTGCCCATTCTTGGCCGCACCCGCCTCACCACTGACCAAGGCCCGCGGCTCAAGGCACTGAATCCTATGCGTCATGGGCAAAGGATCATGATTCACGCACTTATGGCAATCAGGATTCATCTTTTTCATGATACGCATCCCTTATCTTCATACGATCAATCATGGCCTGCATCGGATCAAGGTCCCCCATCAACACCTCAAGCAGCAACTTGTCCGTTGCCTCATAAGCCTTCTGCAGCTTGCCCAACTTGTAGCCCAAGTCAAAAAACTGTTTTGGATCTTCAGTCATTTCTTGTTCCTTTCTTTCATCATGATGTCGGCAATTGAATATGCATCCATAGCTAACCCTTCTCTCCACCCAAGAGGATCAGTCAAATCCAATTCGTTACCCAAAAAACTAGCCATCAATGTTTGCATAGCCTTGGCTGCAAAGTAGTCCCGCAGCAGCATCGCCTGCGCATGATTGTTCGTAAAGTATGCTGGTGTATCGTCAATAATCATATTTCCCCCCGCTTCGCTTCAAAATACTCCGCAGCTTCACTCTCCACCTGAAAAATTACATCCGGATGCAAAACCGCACTTAAGTCCACATCACTCTTAGGCAAGAACACCGATATCAGCGTCCACACCTCCGGATAATCCGGCTCCAACTTTAAGCCAGTACCCGACTCAACAGAACCAACTTCCGCCGGCTCATACTCAAATTCACACCGCAGTGTCAATCCCAACTCATCACAATTAAACAAAAACTCATGCAAATTTTGCATAACATCACCCCATTAAAAAGATTAAAACAAGAAACAACACACACGAACCGAGGACCACGGGCCAAAAATAATCAACCCTGTGCATCGACGGCTCACCCAACAAAACCGATTGAATCAATTCCTCCGAATACGTCATCTCAGGAGGCTTTGGCTGATACAACAGCCCTATCTGTACCTTGCCCGTATTAAAAGGCGTCAAACGCCCATCTGTGCGCTTTACAGGCACATAATTGTCAGCATTAGTGATCATAGGACTGTCCTCCAATGCGCGCCTTCTCAGCATCCTCAAACGCATGCTCAAACCCCTCCAAAAATACATCCAAGGGAATCTCCAAATCCACTGTCAAAATGGCCGAAGCAACAAGGCACGCGTACCACGCACGCGAGGGCTTGCTCAAGGAGGTCTCACAAAAATTAATCAGCGCCTGAGCATCGTCCAAGATCTGGCCAATTCTCTCTTCTGGATTTAGTCGTTCTGTACTCATCTTACTATCCTTTCTAAATTACAAAGCTTGTCGTTGTTGACACGGGTATTGTCATACCTTACGCAAGTTATGTCAATTAGTTTTGTTACTAAAAGTGGCTTTTTTCATAGGGGTTTACCCTATGTTTGGGATACGGGTGTTCCGTATAGCGGTACTGGGTGGATATACAGTGGTTTTAGGGGGAGGGAACGGGGACCGAGGACCAAGGGTCAGGAGTGGCGGAAAGGGCGCAAAAAGTAATACTTTGGTATAGGTGCTATAGAACTTTTAGGGGTAAGAGGTGTTTTTTATTTTTTTTTTGTGAGATTTGCCGTAATAGACGTAATGCCGTAATAAGTGAATGAAATCAAGGAGTTAGGACCACACGTTGAATTACGTCAGGTTTCTTAGACGTAATTTTCAGGGGGGCTCCGCGAGATGAAAAGTGAAAAAATAAAAACACACTGTACCCTCCAAAAGTTCTATAGGGGGCTTGTTTTAACTGCTCGGGTTTGACACCGGATGCGACACTGGTTATACTCGTGGCAATCCTTTTACTGGAGTTAAGAATGGTACACATTGATCAGGGAATTGCCCTGCCAACCAATCGATCCAAATACCCATTTAGCGAAATGGAAGAGGGTGATAGCATCTTGTTTGGTATTCGCAAGCAAGCAGAAAGCTGCCGTGTGGCTGCCCTTCGTTTCACCCGTGTGCATCAACCTACATGGGTATTCACGCTGCGCAAGGTAGATGGCGGGTGGCGTTTGTGGAGACTCAGCTAATGGGCAAGAAAGACGTTTGGAACGTCCCTCCCATCATGCCTGACAAGGCACAAAAGCGGATGTCCACTGAAGTGGCCCCGCTGCGCTCACAACGGCGTAAGTTGTCACCCAAGGAATGGACCTTTGTTACTGAGCTTGTAAGTGGTGATGGACGCACCACAATGAAAGAGGCTGCCATCAGGGCGGGGTATAAGGCCACCAGCGCTTCTGTCATGGCATGGAAGCTTACTAACCCTGACATCAACCCGCACGTTGTTGCAGCCATTCAGGCTTATCGTGCTGAGTTGGCATCCAAGTACAACACTTCGTATGAGCGCCACATGCGGGACTTGCAGATCATCCGCGACAAAGCTTTGGATGCGGGAGCTTTTGCAGCAGCTGTGCAAGCAGAGTATCGTAGGGGCCAAGCCTTGGGAACGATCTATGTGGAGCGCAAGGAGATCCGCCATGGCACGATTGACAGCATGAGCAAAGAAGAGGTGCAGCGCAAGCTTGACGAGCTTAAAAAGCTTTATGGTGGGCCACCGCCTACTGCCCTAATCGATGCCGATACAGGAATGGTGATTGAAAGTGCAGCAAGAGAAAAAGATCCTGAATTTGACGCAGGAGTGGAGCAGCCTCCGCCTGACATCTTTGAGCACGATCTGGGGGGATCTGATGACGCCTGAAGCGCGGTTTTCGGCCAGAGTAAAAGCCGGCCTAAAAATTTGCTCCGTTGAGCGCATTGAAAATCGTGTAAATCTTGGTATCCCTGACATGTTGGTGGGTGTCGGAGAAAAATTTGTCCTCATAGAATTAAAAGTTGTGGTTAAGGGATTGCAAGTAAAGCTTCGACCGCATCAGATAGCCTTTATGACGCGTCATTCGTCTAATGGTAGGCCCTGCTATATACTGGTGCTTGATACAGGCACCACAGCGCGCCCTTCGACCATACGGCTATACCATGGTAGGGATGCGATGGCTTTGTCTACTGACGGCCTTCGGCTGCAGCCACTTTTACAGTGGCCTTCCAAGAGCATGGATTGGGAAGAACTAGAGAAAACCCTTAAAACGTAAAATATTTTTAAAAAGTGTTGCACTACGTTTATTTTTTGCTATACTAGCGTTGCCGGTGCTTGATCCGGTGCTTAGAAAGGATAGAGAAATGAAGACCTATAACGTGCGCATGAGCTTTTACCAGTACTACTATGCAACTGTTAAAGCTGTCGATTATGAGCAGGCTAGACAAAAAGCAAAGGCCCTTGAAATGGACGATTGCAAGCAAGACGATTATGTAGAGTGGGAGGTTTATTCAATTGAAGAAAAAGTACCGCGCGCCCTTACAACCGAAGAGAACGCTTTTGTTGAGGCTTACTTAAGTTGTGTGGCAATTGCGGATCGCGAAGATGTTGAGCGCTTTTTGCGTGCCGATAGCGAAGAGCGCAGCAGCAATGCGTTTTATGATTCAATGTCGGATGTTTACACATCGATTTGTGATGCTAAAGAAGTATGGTATGCCGCGATGCAATTTGCAAAGGAG